AGTCTTCGGTACTTCCGCTCAGGAACACAAGACTCTTAGCCGAACTGCTGAACGTGCTTATGAGATCGTAGACACCCAACCTGGTGCAAACTTCGCCCAGGGTTCATGGTGGAGCGCTTACAACGCAGTCACTTACATGACTGACCACGAGCTTGGACGTTCGGCTGATGCTCGAGCAACCTCTGCTTGGTTTGGTTCAAACGCTAAGCGTAAGATTGACGCACTCGACCTTGCGGTTGAGTTTGCCGAGGCAGCGTAAGCTGCCTCTTTTTTCAACTTTTTTCAAAAAAACAGTTGACATTTGCTTTGAATTGGTATACAATGGTTCAGTAAATTGGTAAAGGATATAGATTATGCAACAAGTAAATATGAACAAGCGTACCTCTGATGCCTATGTCGGCAGCATCGATACTCGATCCGCATCTGACATGGAGCAACTCGAAGAAGTTCGTACCTACGTTAAAGTGATGAACAAGTACCTTCGAGATGATGACGCTCGAGACCGCCGGGGCAATCCTCTTCGTTATCGAGTTACTGTGAAAGGCCGTGATCCTATCGAAAAGGTAAATGGCAAGAGTTATAACTGGGCCGGTGACATTGTCGGAGGGATGGCGAACGCCGGCCGAATCGACGTGTACATTCACCGTCGTATGGACTATTAGGAATGAAAATTAAAATTGAAATTGAACTCGACACCGTTCGAGATCAAGAAGAGCTCGAAGAGTTGATGCTGCTAATTGACTCTGTTCGAAACAAAGAGTATAACGAGGAAGACGATGATTGAGATTCTTCAGGAAGTAACCGATTGGAGCCAAGCCGGTCACAACGTTCAAAATGGTATCTACCATGTGAACAGCCGAGGCTGGCTCGTACAACACAACGACACGGTGTTTAAGAATCCACTTAAGGGATTCAGCAAGACTCGGCGTAAGTTCGTGAAGATCGGTGAACGAACTGAAACTTATCATCCCGACGTAAAGCGCGTCACTGGATCAAACGGTAAGATATATACTATTCTAGATGGAAAGTGTTCTTGCCCAGGATTCATCTATCGAGGTAGTTGTAAGCATGTACGAAATTCTTGAATTTTTATTAGTGGCTATCATAACGATAGTGGGTGTGTTTTTCTGCTACATGTCAGCACACATGGTAGAAGAAAAAAACCGAAGAAAGACTATTCCATTGCCTTGGGAACGAAACCATAGATTCAAATGTTTCGATAAGAGTCACGTGCAGTATCGAGATGGGGACAATACTTGATGGACAAGTTAAAAGATTTCGTAGAAAATATAAACTGGAAACGCGTTGGGAAGATTGCCTTAGTGATCATCCCAGTTCTTGTATGGGAAGTGTGGTATAACACTATTAAAGTTCTAGCTGAAGTGAACGAGAAAATCAACAAAGCCGGCGACGGCATCTTATCTGACTTTATGAACAAGTGAGGTTATTATGGAAAAGCTGCATCCTATTGAATTTCCGATTGTAGAGAAGCGACTACTTCGTGGTGTTGTAAAGGCTATCGAAGAAACTGAGCGAATGTATCCTGGTGTTACACCGTCAGCTATCATGACGAAGTACATGGAAATTAAAAAATTTTATGAAAGTCAACTGGCTGATGAAGAGTACTTAATGACTACCTTTAGTCCATCAGCACCTGAAGAAATCACTTACTAGTCTGTCTTGCTCCAATAGACAACTTCAAAAGTTCCGTCTTGGTGCTCAATCAGGGCGGAACAATTTTCACACCAATCTCCATCATTCATATATGTAACGCCATCCATTTCTCTTATTGATGGAGTATGTATGTGACCACATATGATTCCGTCGAACTTTCGCTTCTTGCAATACTTGATCATTTCAACTTCAAACTCGCCGATGAAGTTCGAAGCGGCTTTCGCTTTGTACTTCAAGTACTTCGCTAATGACCAATAAGGTCTTCCCAACAAGTGTCGTATTCTATTCACGAAAGAGTTCATCCATATCAAACTATCGTATGCAAGGTCGCCGATGTGCATAACAGTACGACCAAACTTTGTTTTCATTAGATAGTCGAACATGTCACCGTGGACCACTAGGTATCGTTTTCCATTCGTCCCTACATGAATTAGATTGTTGCATACCTTAATGTTACCAATATTGATAGGATCAATGTTCCTGAGGAACTCGTCGTGGTTACCGCTGATCCAATAGACTTCGGTGTCCTTCGAGATTTTGATAATCTCTTTAATGATTCGATTGTGGTTGTTCGGCCAGTACCACTTTTTCTGAAGTCTCCATCCGTCGACTATATCACCGACTAAATAAAGTTTTTCAGTATTAAGTTGCTTTAGAAAGCTGAGCAACTCTTTGTCTCTACAGTGTTTACTACCTAAATGTGTGTCTGATATGAATACGCTACGATGGCCAGTACTTGCTTTCATCTATTTTTTCCCAGTGAGCATCATTGTTACGATGCCAGAAGTTTTGAATTAAATACCAAGACATGCCGAAGTAACCCATCTTCTTGAATCTTCGACTGTCTTGTCCGAAATAGTGATTTGCAATACGAAACTTTTGCGGGTCATACTTGCGAGAAAGGTGGAAATCTTCTGAGGTTGGATACTTACAAGGGAAGCCGCCATACTCTATAAACTTCGATCTCTTAGTGAGCATATATGCGCCAACAGCGAACGGCATCCATCTCGACAAAATTTTATTAACAACGTTAAACGCGCTAAATGCAAGCTTCGCTCTTAACTCGTTATCGTAACACTTTATGTTCAGTCCTATTAAATCGAGATCTTCTTCTAGCATTTGCTTCATTGTGTCGTGTATTACTGTATCGGAGAAGAAACGCACGTCAGCATCAATAAAAAGAATGTAAGGAGTCTCTGCTTCGGAAGCGCCGTTATTCTTCGCTATTGAAACCGGACCACCCTCGACAACTGTTACGTCTAGATAATCTTTTTTCTGTTCGATAACTTCTCGTGTGTTGTCGTCTGAAGCGTCAGCAATATAGATCTTAACGTCTTCTATGTTCTTTTGCTTTTTAAGATGATCGAGCAAATGTCCTATGTAATCTTCTTCATTCTTACACGGGACTACGATAGTGAGGAGGTGTTTCATATCATTGGTCTCAATTATGTACACGAAGTTATTTATTCACGAACTAGTTTACCGGTAAACCGTCAAAAAATAATACAACACTGTCAAAAAATAATACAAAAATAGCTGTAAACGAAACCTCAGACCGTTTAATATTTGACGGTTTAAAGCTTTACTTCTAATAAATAAAGAATACGATTTATACCATAATGAAAAAAATGATCGTTATATAACATTAGAAGGTAATATTTATGACTTTGAAAAACCTAGCAATTGTGTTTGCTGGTTTGATTATGACTACATCTTATGCGATGGCGCAAGAGGCAGAGCAACCTGTCAATCCTCCCATCATCACTGAAGCGACTACCAACAGCACGATAACAACAAATTCGAATACTCGAACAAAATTAGAGTCGCCGCCTCCAAGCGCGATCTCTCCTACGATTAACACGTCGAACTCAGACCTTTGTACGTTCGGTGTCGCAGGAGCGATTCAGACTCAAATCTTAGGTATCTCAACAGGTACACAAGTAACCGATGAGAATTGCGAAAGATTAAAGCTATCTAAAACTCTTTATGATATGGGTATGAAGGTAGCGGCGGTGTCGACAATGTGTCAAGACAAGCGAGTCTTTGATGCTATGTTGATGGCAGGCACACCTTGTCCTTATGATGGGCAAATAGGCGAAGCCGCAAAAGTTGCTTGGGAAGCCGATGTCGAAAAACGTCCTAAAGATAAAAAAGATAAGGAAGGAATGAATGAGAGTACTCAAACATTACTTGGTGGCGCTGGCGTTGCTGGCCTGCTCCTCTTACTCTTACTCTGAGGAAGTTTTTGGAACTACGCCAAACGCTGCTAATGCCGGTTTAAACTGGGTAATGCAAAATGTTTTGCCCCAGCAAGCAGGATTAACTGTAAACAGTGTAATTTATAGATATACGGCTGTTAAAGATCCAGAGACAGGCATGATTGTTTACGTCCAAAACGAAAATGCTGAGGGTAGTGGATATATTTTTAGAGAAAAAGATGACTGGAGTGGCATTCCAGGTAACACCATCAATAAGATTGTTCCTGTAGCAAATATTCCAGGCGAGCTTTGGGGTGACGGAAGTATCGAGGTCGAAGGTGAGGGGAGCGTCGAGAATGCTCAAGTAGCTTACGGCTTTCAGTTCGATCCATGCTTTGATCCTCAGACAGATCCTAGCTGCCCGGGATACAAAGATCCATTTGATCTACCGGGTTTAAACATTGAGGTGGTAGATCCTTTAGACGATGATCTCGTTCAAAACGAACTAGATCGAAAAGCAGTTTTAGATGATGAAGATCAAGAAGATCGCGATAGAAAAAGAATGAAAGATGATGATAAAGAGGAAGATGAGAATCTTGAAGATATCCTCGGGATAGTCAATCAAACTCTTTTAGCTGCTGAAGCACAAGCAAAGCACGATGCTTTAGCAGGACTAACAATGATACCGCAAACTTATTATGTAGAATTGCCAGGCGGTGAAATAGAAGATACGGTAGTTCTTAAGGATGGGAACTTACCGAAGAATAATAGAGCACGGAGATTGGGATTCGCACAACAAAAGCTCCACCAAGAATTGGTGGATTCTCAATTTAAAAAATAAAAAAAGGAGAACAAGATGTTCAAGAAAGCGATTATTGCGTTAGCAACAACTTTTGCAATGTCTGCTTATGCAGTTGACGTTCCACTAACAGGTACAGTAGATTCTAAATGTGTAGTGACTACTGATACACAAGGTGTTTTTGGAAACCCGTTTCCGTATAGACTTAGCACTACACCTGCCGATGGTGGTGTTGAACCAATTGTTCGTTATGATGTAGTACAGGCCGATTATTACAAAGCCTTGATTACATATCCAACCTCGTTTTCTGAGAGCCCAGCTCTTGATGACGTAGTGAATTGGACAGGTACTGTTACAGTAGCAGAAGTTACAGACGCTCTTATGTCTGACTACGACAACACTAAGCGTTTATACGATAATGTGACTGAAGTTGATTTATCTGTAACAGGAAGCACTTGGTTTAAAGTTGCTTCTCAGGCAGACTACGGTTTTAATAAAGCACTACCAGCTGGAACATATCGCGCTATTGTGACTGCTGAGTGTATTGCTCAGTAAGGTAATCTCAATGCGCTATATTATGTTATCATTGTTGTTGATCATAGGTGGGCACGCAAGTGCCCACGAATGGATGCCCACGTATCCGGAACTGAGGCAGTCTTTCATTCCAGGCGCATATGTTACAACATTACAACTATTCAATAAACGAAGCGACGCAGAATATTACGAAATCAAAGTTTATGACAAAGACTTTAATCCGGTCAAATTTGCTACTCCAAAAAGAATACTAAAAGTAGAATATTTAAAAAAAGAGAAGGTAGACGTATACATAAAACACGAAGATAGAAATAAGGCCGTATACATTTGTTCAAGCTCTAAATTAGTTTCGGAGGAAGCCAGCGCAACGATTATAGCATCGCGTATTTGTTCTAAGATAAAATGATATGAAACTACTATATACAATAATGTTGATTTTCACTATACTTGTGATTATACTAAGCAATCGAGCATACGCGCAGAGTAGCTTGAACCTCGCTATACCCCAGTCTCCGCAAAGCTTTCAGTCTGATCGAATAAGAGCTGGAGATGTTGAATGCTCTATGGCAATAGGATCCTCTACAAATGTCGAGTTTGGTGTTGTAGGAATTCTAAATCAAAATGATCCATTTGCTAATCAAATGATGTTGGCAGATCCTGCATTTAGAGATCAGTTTTCAAATGATTTTATTAGGGATGTTGGTGTATACGGTAGAATCACAATACCAATTGGAGCACCAAAGGAAAGATTGAATTGTAATACACTTTATAAATTAGAGCTTGAGAAAAAACGTCTAGAAGTTTATAAGCTAAGACAAGAAATACAACAACTTAGAGCTATGCAATTTGAGAACTAGGAATAACACATGGCAGACAAAGATTTAGGCGAGATTACAGAAAACTTCGAAGAAGAAGTCGAGAATCTTAAAAACACGAAGATGAAACTCTTCGGCATTACAATGACACCTACAACCATAGGTGCTGCGTTTGCTTTAATTACTTCTATACTTGGGGCTTTATATGGCGGATTTGAAACATATAAGGCTTTTCAGGAAATAGCAGAAAAGTTAGAAGTATTAGATCTTGAAGCAATAGAAGCTCGTAATGTAGCAATTGAACGCAAGTTAGACGATGCTATAGATTATACACGCGATATTAAAAATTCATTGAAAGATGATATTATCAGAATAGAACAAGTAACTGAACGTACTAGTACTCGAATGAAAATAGTTCAAGACGAAATAGATGTAAGAATGAGAACTTTATCTGATTTAAGTCGTGAATCTGAGAAAGATGTAAGAGATACTATGCGTGAAGTAGAAGACCGTATTGATGATAAAATGGAAAAGTTAGATGAAGATCTAAGAGATACTCTCCAAAAAGCTTTAGACAATCCGCTTTCAGACGGTTGACAATTCAGGCTCATTGTATTATAATCCACTTCTTAATTAAGGGCCTGTAGCTCAGTGGTAAGAGCACTCGTCTTATAAGCGAGGAGTCGGTGGTTCAATCCCACCCAGGCCTACCATATTCACTCCGGTTCTAAGGCAACCGGTTCCTTATTCCAAAATGATATAAAAAACAATCCCTTTCAAATCAATAACTTAGAGAGAATATGCATAAGTTATTGATTTTTAAGGCATTAAAGTTGTGTACAAGCTGTTCAACCTGTGGTAGAATGGGCTTGTAAATTGGTAATGGAGATGTGGTATGGAACGTATTGACATGTCCAAGCGTATCGCCCTCAAGGCCACCCGGCCTGAAGGCAAGTACCTCGGCAAGCTCAAGGGCATGCGGGTCTACCTCGAGGGTGAGGTGGGTGACGAGGTGATATTCGTACAGGTCTACGAGAACCTTGAGCGTGGTGGTGGTAAATACCAGCTGATCGCTGACCTGAACCTCTATAACCTGGCCAAGGGTGCCTACCACGTAGATATGATGCGAGTTGACTATCGCTATCAGGGCCACGGGATAGCCCCTCTGATCTACCGTTTCGTACTGCGGAAGCTCGGTATCGTCCTTCAGGCTGGTACCTGCCAGTCGGCTGGTGGTCGGAAGCTATGGGCTCAGCTAGCTAAGACCAACGGGGTTATGGTCTACGCCCTCCACCGGCGTGGCACTGAGGCTCACGTATTCGACCTCGACGAGGACGACGATGAGCTCCACCACGAGTCTCTCAAAGTCTACGACGGTACCCGATCCGTCTACACCTTCGCGGTGGCGGTATAAAAACCGCCATCTTTATTCCAAAATGATCTAAAAAATTGCAAAAAAACGGTGTACAAATTCACTTTCATTTGATAGAATGGCACAGTAAATCGGAAAAACTGAAAGGAAAATGAATATGCTGAACAAAACCACCCGCCACGCTATCCGTACTGCTAACACGGCTATCCTCAACGAGATCATCGCAGAGGTGAAGCTTCGTCAGCGCAGTCTTCAGTATGAAATTGGTCGCTCCTTTCGAGTTGGAGATGCCGTATACTTCGACAGCAAACGTGGCATGCGAGTCACTGGTACCATCGAGAAGATCAATCGCAAGACTATTAAGGTAGCTACGCCCACTGGCCTCTGGAGTGTCTCTCCGAGCCTCCTGAAGGCAGCTTAAACGGAATAAAGGATTCAATCTTTATTTCAAAATGATCTAAAAAACTGTTGACATTTGATTTGATGTGGTATAGAATGGCTACAACAAATGGAAAAACTGAAAGGAAATTGATTATGAACTTCACCTCTAAGCAAAAGAACCTGATGGTCACCCTCGGATTCGTCTCTGACCGAGAGATGTCCATCTGCTACTCAGGCTTCTGCGAAGCGGACTGCGAGATGCGGGCCAACGGAATTCCTGGCTACGGCAGCTTCACTCAGTATCTCGAGGGTATGGTTCGCCGAGCAACCCTCTTCGCTAAGTACAAGAACCAACAAGCTCTGGAGGCTTAATTATGACTATCAAACTCGACATGCTCACCGCTACTCTCGTCGCTGCTCGTAACGAGGCGGGCAAAGTAACCTACCAACACATCCGCGAGTACGGTGAGAATCCTATGGGTTGTGGATTCGCTTGGGTTAAAGTGAAAGGTGTTCGTGGTAAAGTTTTAAACATTTTAAAAGAGTTCGGTTTCAAGAAAGGCTATGATGGTCCTGGATTTAGTCTTTGGAATCCTTCTCAAAGCTTCACTCAAGATATGGATGCTAAGTACGCTGGTGCTGAGGTCTACGCTAAAATGCTCCGCGAAATCGGTCTTGATGCTGAAGCTCAATGTCGACTGGATTAAAAAAAAACAGTTGACATTTACTTTGAACTAGTATATAATTGCCGTGTAAATTGGAAAAATTGCTTATGAAACTCGTCATCAATACTCAATACCGCGAAAACTATGGCGCTCACGACTGGGATGGCGTGGGTGAATGTCCGCAATACTGGAAGTTCAAAGGTGGCGATACCTATGTCCTTGACATTAGCCTTGAGCAGGCAATGTCTGAGGCGTTCTACGACACGGTTTTCGAGTGCATTGAGCACCGCTCGGACTACTGCGAGGAGTACGTCCTCGGTAGTGACCTCATCGACGAGATCGACTACGACGAGTCGAAGGTAGTGGAAGAATGGGACACGGTTATCCGCGCTCGGTTTGTTGATGGTGCTCTTGAATGCGAGCGAGACGTCAAGCGGTTCGAAGGAGAGGTAATTGGTCGCCGTAGCTGGATCCAAGATTCTAACGGTATGCGAGAATCAAATCTTATTGAGTTTGGCAAGGCAGCATAATTATGACTGTACTAGCGCATGAACTGGTTGACATCGACACTATTGACAAGGCTCTTGAAAAGCGATTTTCGGAGCCTAGTGGTTGTTATAGTAAAAAACATTGTTATTGTGATGTGACCATTCTGAATCATCGTCGTGAAACATACCGAATGAAAGATAAAGACTATATGGCCCTACCATTCGAATTAAATTGGTAACAACATGAATATTTTTATACTTGACAATAATCCTAAAGTAGCGGCAACTATGCTGTGTGACAAACACGTCCCAAAAATGATTGTCGAGTCTGCTCAAATGCTATCCACTGTACATCGAATGCTTGACGGGATTCCTGAAAAACGACCTAGTAAGTCTGGTAAGACGATGCAAACATACTACTCGTTCGGGGACGAGCGTGACGAACTATACTACCTTGCTGTGCATAAGTTTCATCCCTGCACGACATGGACAAAAGAAAGTAAAACAAATTATGAGTGGCATTATGACCACTTTAAAGCGATGGCTGAAGAATACGAATATCGCCGCGGCAAAGTACACGCGACATATCAAAAGCTTGGTGAACTACTCGCTAAGCCTCCTAAGAATATACCGGATATTGGACTTACTGAGTTTGCTCAAGCGATGAGTCACTATCCGGAATGCAAAGTTCCAGGTGATGCTGTAACAGCTTACCGGAAATACTACCACGCAGCAAAGCCGTTTGCTAAGTGGGAGTGGAAACGTCCCGCGCCCGCGTGGTGGCGTGGGTACGAGGGATACAACGGTACTCATCCGGACTGGTTTGTACCGAAATACGCTTAGCAATATATAGTATATACACTTAGGAGATTAATATGTCTACCATCGCTAAACAACTGCTGTCTGATGCGAGACGAGGAATCATTGACAAGGATGCTTTGCTTGAAGCATGTGTTATGAAACTCGAGAGTATTTCCCAAGAAGATCTTTACAGGCTCGCCCTAGATGAAGGCTTCGTCGGAATGCAACAAGACACTACCGATGAAGTTCTTGAAGAACCAGAAATAAAAAACCTCGACGCTACTCAACGCATCATTGAAAAAGTATTAAGTCGACACGGAGAATAATAATGGCTGATTGGATGTATTGGATCACTGCTATCGTGTTTACCGGACTGGGCTTTTCGTGGGGTATCAACTTTAGAAAAGAAGTGATCATAGCATTAACTATTGATACTCTAATAAAAGACGGTTACATTAAGACTCGAGGCAAAGGTAACCATCAAGAACTTTTGAAGTTCGACGAATGATTACTGACTTTACTTTATTTCACGTAACGTATGTGCACCCTCAAACGTGTGACTTAATTTACATGGGTTTGATGCGTAGACGAGAAGCAGATAAATTTGTAATGGATGCAGAGCTACAGGGCGTAGCTACTTGCGTAGAACTGGCAAAAGAATATGGAAACTCTGATCATAGTGGGCGAGGCGCCCGGCAACACCACTCCTGAGAAATCACCTACCAAGAACCGAGTTATTAAGTGGGTAGGTAGACCCTTTGACTGGACGAATCGATCCTACGATGATATCGATCTTGTGCGCAAATACGATAAGGTGATCGCACTAGGAAACGTAGCGTCTATATGGTTAACTCGGAATCAGGTCTCTCATCTCAAGATTCCTCATCCAAGCCCTCGAAATCGTATGTGGAATAACCCACAGACTGAAATAGATACCTTACGACGCATTCAAGAGTACCTCCTGTGATTGTCTGTGTCTGCAAAGCCCTTACCGAACGTACAATTCGTGAGATGTTAGAATATACAGATCTCGACTCGATCAAGAAAACCACCGGCGCTGGTACTCAGTGTGAAAGTTGTGTAGAAATGTTAGACGAAATTGATGCAGATAAAAAAAGGGAGGACCGAAGTCCTCCCTAAAAAGTTGGCGATTATGATCGCTCTTTTTATTAACCTTAGAAAAGGTTTGTAACGCGAACTTTGCGGTAGTACTTGTTAACACCAGCGTCAAGACGACCAAGACCTTGGTTAGTACCCTCAGCAAATGGGTTAGCAACCATGCCGTAACGAGTCTTGAACCCGATTTTTGGCTGGAAGCTGTTCTCACCAACTGCACGAACCATTTGTAGAGGAACGTATGGGCAGTAGAAGAGACCTGCGTCGAATGCAGAAGAACCCTTGTAGCCAACAATCAAGTAGTTAGCACCTGCGAATGGATCAATGTAGACGCGGAAGCGGCCATTGAGTACACCAGCGAATGTGTTACCTGTGTCATCAACTTCAAGAGCGTTGCCGTTAAGAGCTGGAGCGTAATCAAGAACGCCAGCCATTTGAAGTGCAGAAGCAACGTCAGAGGAGCAGATAACAATGTTACCCTTGCCGCGACGAGTTGCTTTAGCAATTGCGTTTGCTTCTTGCTCGATCTGGAACATGAGACCTTTGAACTTCTCTACAGACCAACGACCGTTTGCATCGACATCAAGGTCGAATACACCGGCAGAAGCTGTACCAGCAGCACCAACTTCAGCAGTGGTGTAGATAGTACGAACAACTTCACGGTTGATCTCAGTCAAGATTTCAGTCTGAAGAATGTTTGCAAGCTCAGACTCAGCATCAAGACCGTGAACAGCGCGTAGGTCTTGAGCAAGTTCAGTGGTGTACTCAGCCTTGAGAGCGCGTGTCTTAGCAGATACAGTCACTTTCTCGATCGAGAACGCCATTTCTGCATAGGCAGCACCGACGCCATCACCAAGTGCTTCAGCAGCACCAGTATCCATGCCTGTACCAGTATCGAACAATGAAGTATTAGCAGCATCAGTTGCAGGAATTGTTCCTGTCTGAGTACCAGTACCAGAGTGAGTGGTATCAGCTTCGTTGTAGAATGCTTCTGCACCATCCTGAGCACTATACTTCGAACGCATTGCGAAGATAAGACCTGTTGGGCCAGTCATTGGCTGAACACCACAGATGTCGTATGCGATCATGTTTGGAACTGCACGGCGAACTAGTGAAATAAGGACTGGATCGTAACCAGCGGTAGGACCGCCAGCAGTAGAACCAGCACCGAAACCACCTGTGCCAGCATCGTTAGTTGGAGCAGCTTCCGAAAGGAGGCTGGTCATGTTTGCAGAAAGATCACCTTCTTGCTGAAGTGCTTTTTCTGTGTTCTCAAGAATAGTAGCAGTTACTGCTTTTTTATGAGAATCAGTGATTGGTGAAAAAGATTCGTGCTCAAGGATTGGCCCCCACTTTTCCACAAGTCTTTGATAGTTATCCATCGTTTTCTATCTCCTCGTTGTAATTAACGTAAAAACTATTTATAAAAACCAATTTTTAATTAATTATTCTTATTTTCTTGTGTTGAAGGCTTCAACAAGAGCATTAATAGAAGAGTAATCAGAAGTTGGTTTTTGCACTTCCTGTTCTTCTAGAATAATTTCGTCTTCTTCGATTTCCTCAGTCTTAGGTGTTGCAATTGGTGCATCACCAAAGAAAGATTCTTTGATAACCTGAAGATTGTTTGAGTAATCTTCTAGATCTTCAACATCGAGCTTTTCAGAAAGAACCTTGAATCTTTCCTTTTGGTTCTCAGAAAGACCTTCAGTCATTTCCTCGAATACTCTTGCTGCTTTCATAGCTGCAATTTCTCTTTGGAGGTCGATGTTCTCATTTACAAGCTGATTGCTTTTCTCTTCGAGATCAGATACTTGCTCTTCCAAGCCAGCAACTGCATCGAAAGTTTGCTCATCAACTTCAACGTTGTGCTCAGCGAACAGGTCTTTAAGACCATTCATAAGAGACTCGGCCATTTCAACCTTGATACCGGCTTCAATAGCAATCTTGTTCTCTTCCATCCACTCACCAACAACGTAGTCTAGATACTTGTCTAGGTTCTCAACGATATCGCCCATTCTAGTTTCAACAGCTTCTTGAAGCTCAGTCTCTAGTTTTTGCTCGAGCTCTTCGCTAAGTGATTGCGTCTTGTTAGCAACTTCTTCATTAACCGCTGCTTCGAAAACAACAGACATTTTTTCTTTAAAATCTTCAGAAAGATCAAGACCCTCGAAGATTGAAGCAATAGAAGACTCGACAACAACTTCTTCTTCTGTTTCTACTTCTTCAGCTGTTGGCACCGGTGCAGGCTTTCCGCCTTGGCCTGGTGTCTTTTCATCTGCTTTAGTGTCAATCTTATCTTCTGGCTTTCCTTTTTTCTTGCTATCTTCGCCGCCCTCAGGGGTTACTGGGCGAGGAACACTTGAAACACCATCGTCAGCAACGAATGCTTTTTTATCGTCTGCCATAATTATTCTCCTTTAAATGTATTTAAATACAAATCTGTTTCGATTGTAAAACTATTTATAAAAAGTTAACTTCTCAAAGAACGAACGAATGCATCAAACATTCTTGTTGCCGTTTCTTCATCAATTTTGCGTACTACTTTATTAACCTTTTTCTCAACTTCCTCTACAATTTCCTCGATTACTTCAGCGACTTGCTGAGGTCTCCAAGTAGCAGAAGCGATATCGTAGTAATATTCTCTATTTTCCATGATGCCGTTAACAAAGGCGTTGGGAGCTGATGGATCTGTGACAATATCAACTGTCGCTAGATGGAAATCATTTTGAACTTCCATGACACCATTCTTCTCTCTAACTGATCCTAAACCTCTAGTAGAAACACCAATTTTAACACCTTCGTCTAGAAGTGACTTTACAATCTCCCCCATTGGTGTACCAAGGATCTTAGCCTTTCCGTAAAAATCACTACCATCACGTCTCATGTCAGTGATCAGATGTGAAACGCGATCACCATTAATAGTTGGGCCATCTGGATGACCAAGCTCGCCCAGTGCTCTTTTAGGTTCAATGAATTCTGTTTGGTAACGCTTCATTTCCTTTTCAAGAGTACCAGCAGGGTAAATTCTGCCATTACGATTTTTAACATCGCCCTGCATGAAAATACCTTCTATGAAATAATTCTTCTTGCCACCTTCTTGGGCTTCGGTAATTACTTCACAACTCTCATTGATTTCGGTAATTAGTTTCATTTTTATACCTTATAATAATGATTTTTAAATATTTATTTAAAATCTAAATTCTTGCATCGTAATAGTTTTTTGATAACTCGCCACGCTCTATAGTTTCTCCAGCCTTTCTTACTTTTACGTAAGTTTCTTGGGTATTACCTCCAGGAGGAGTGAATGATCTTACACCACCTGCTATTGTTCCGTTAGCATCTGAATAAGTATCGCTCGCAGTAGCAGCGTTATCATATTCCCAAATACTATTTGACCCAGGAACAACAACCCAGGCCATTACATTGCTTCCTTAGCGAATCCTAAAACTTCTTCAAATCCCTTTTTATTTTTCATCATCGTCGCTTCCATCTCTTTGCGATTTTTAGGATTTAAAGTTTTCATTACAGTATCAATAGCTTTAACGTCATCTCTTGAAATCTTAACTTGAGATCCATCGTCGAGCTTAAGATTTCCTGGCTTGAAATTAGCTTCTTCTAGTTCGGTCTCTTCGCCGTAGTAGCCTGACATCATATATCCGGCTATAAGGTCGTCTTCATCATCCATACGCTTATCACCTTCGACATAAGCGTGGAGAGTTTTCATCATAGAAAAAGCATTTGCTAACTTGTTTTGGTACCACTCTTCAGGATCTACATCGCCCATTGCAAGATATTCCATGATCTCGTCAGCGGCATAGCTAATGAAATGCAACTGTCTCATCATCATTGGAACTTCTTCTTGAGGATCTTCTGTTACGTATTCAGGAGCTTCTGTGATTTCTTCTAAATCTTCTAATGCAACTTTTTCTAATAGACCTCTGAATGAAAGACTTGATTTGACTTGTTCTTCATCGATGTTGCGCGGCATCTTGAATGGCTTGTCTTTTACTTCATAAGCTTGATCGTAAGCAGCATCACCTTCCTGATCTGCAGGTCTAGCTTTTCTAGTAACACCTTCAATTTCTCCAGTATGAACATATTCTGGAGCAACCGGGTGCTTAATTAGCTCTACCTTGTGTAGATCTTTGAAACGTTTCTCTTCAGCGGACTTTGGTTGCGCCACTTCTGAAAGAAGGTTTTTAAAGTTTTTCATTATTAGATCCCTGTTTATTTAAAAAGTACTATATCCAATATTTATATTAACGTAATTTTACTTGATAAAGACTCGTGTCTATCTAAAGATCAAGGTCGTCGTCTTGTTCTGGTTCTTCTTCTTTTTCGACTTCAATTTGATCTTTCATTTCTTTATAATCGTCTTCAGACATTTGAAGAACATTACGAACAACCCATTCCTTCGAGTAAAATCTACCAATCTGATCTTCAATTTCTCTTAGCGTGTTCATTCTTTCTCTAAGAATCTCAGATTCTTTTAGCTCAGTAAAATAGTTATCTTGAATAAAATCATAACGAATATTATTTCGAATATTTTCAAACTCTTCAGGCGTTAATATACCTTTCAACACAAGCTGCTTTTCTAAAACAATATTGAATAACCAAGAAAATCTTGATCTTAAGCGACGAATGAATTTGCCAAACTTCAACTCGTCTCGTGTAATTTCAGAAGCGCGGCCAAATGAAGCCATTGTTTCTGGCTCTAAACGGCTAATAGGTACTTTCAGCGCTTTATATAGTTTACGCTGAAAGTACTGCATATTTTCGTCTGTACTCAAGCCTTGTGCACTACCACCGGCAAGAGTATCGACTTCGGTTGAACGTTCACCACCACGGCGAGGGAACCAGAAGTCTTCAGTCATTGTCATCATCTTACGCGAGTCAGAGATCTCACCGGTTGACGCGTTGTACTGCAACTTGTTCTTATGGCGAGTCATCATATCACGTAGATATTGCTCTGCCTTGCTCTTTGGTAAGTTACCGACATCAATGTAGAAAATACGTCGCTCTGGTGCTCTTGTCAAAGTGTAAATAACTGTCGCGTCTTCCAACATACGTAATTGGTTAAGAGGCTTGATTGCAGGATGTAAATGTGAAAGAACGAGACTGTTGTTCTCGTTCATCATACCAGAAGTTACTCTTGCAATCGAGTCCTTCGAAATCTTAAATCCTGTAGTACTACCTGTCGCACCTGTAGATGTTGATCCAGAAAATCCGCCATCAGAATACATGTAATATTCGTTTTTGACTCTCTTTATAGGTATCCCTGAATGCTTATCTTTATCTTTCTTGTCCATCTCTCGAATTAGCTTAAGCTTTCGAGGATCAACATATCTTAATTCTCTTATACCTTTCTTCAGATTATCATTATCAATAATAATATGATAGTTAATGCGACCATCTACATAAAACTTGTAGAACATGTCGTAACCGTTGTTTGACATGTCAAAAAGAGCGAGAACATTGTCAAACTCTTCATTGATTTTTTCTTTTACTTTATCGGGAAGGTCAGTATCGTCTAGAATAATATCGACAATCTTGTCTTCCGTGTCAATGCTAATTGCTTCGTTTACAATATCATCAATTGCCTGAGAAATTTCAGGCTGCATAGACATTGCACGATACTTAGTAATGAGTTCTGATTCTGACTTAGCAGAACCTTCCATATCAAGTATCGTGCTATAGAAACCGCCGAGCGAATTACCATCAACGGTAATCGCACCATCATCATTCTGAGGCGCGGCAAACGAGACCGGTTGTTGGTCTTTTTCGTCTTCCGGCCTACGTATTTCGAAGCCAAATAAACGCATTAATTCAATCTCCTAGCTTTGCCTTCTTGTATCATTTTTCTAAGATAGTGCATAGATACGTTAAGTTCAGCACAAGCGTCTTTCATAGTTAAAAAGGTTATATTATCTATAACAATGGCACGTGCGTTATTATTACCAGCGCCTTGTGATCTCTTTTTAGCCTTCTCAGACATTATTTTTTTGGTTTCTTCATCATGTTTTTTACCAAAAAAATGATTACCCGATTTAGCAAAATGAGGTCTAGGTCCTCTTGCTTTTAGCTTTGGCTTACCTTTATTCGACTTGCTAATCTTTTCAGCTGTTTGAGGTAAACATTTTCTATTAAAAAATTTACCATTGTTAGGATGTCTATTATAAAAGTTTTTATTTCTAGAAACATCAGCAGCTTTTAAAATAGCTGTTTCAAATATACACATTTCTTCATAAGTACCATTAGCTATAATTTGTCTAGTAAAATCTTGTGGTCGTTTTTTATATTCTTCAAGCATAGTTTTGCTGGAACATATGTAACCATCGTCGTGAGAACCCTTATGAATTCCCACATATAACATATTTGTCGCGTGATCTGTCCAGCAATACGTAAAACTGTTCAAAATATAAAGCCTTTAAAAAAATTACGTAGTAGGAATTCCAGTGGTTCCCTCAACTCTCCAGAAATCATATTGGAACGTTACTGTGAATTCTTCAATTGCATCACCTGTACTCCAGTCCATTGTGATGTCACTAATGGTAAGTGGGTAAAGGCCTTCAAACACATATGTGCGGATAGGATCACCGTCTTTACTGTATTGTGTAATAAGTCCATTAGACTTGTAATCTTGTGGAAGAGCTCGTAAGTTTCCATCATGCGTATTAATAGCGTTTGACCATGCTTCCATAGCGTTTCTTACGGCAAAATCTTCATCGTTGATTACTGTTACTGTCCAGTCTTCAAAAGTTCTATCCCCTGCGTACTTAATTTGGCGACCGAAGTATGATGCTGTGTAAGATCCAAGGTTCGATGCAGGAATACCTCCCGCTCGAACCATGAAAGGAACTTTAAAATCTGCGCTAGGGTCAACAGGGTTTAGGATTTGAACTTGGAATAAAGTTGGACGAGCGCCGCCACCCACAAGCTGGGATTTGAACTCGTTAATATTAAATGCCATGTTCTCGTTCTCCTTTTAATTTTTATTTATTATGTAAGCGAGCCAACAATTTCTTCAAACTCAATGCCTGTTCTTGTAGCCACAAATGTAAGTTCAATAACATTAATTGAGCGTGAAGGTTTAATGAAAATATTTGCTCTAAATTTACCCTGATCAATAATCGCAGGAGTGTTAACTGTTGTATCAGAAATTACTCTAAAGTCAATGATACCGCGACGACCTTGAATTTCTCTTAAGAACGGTTCAACAATATTTCTAAACTGCGTTTGAGTAAACTCATCATTAAGTTCAAACAAGAACGATTGAGCAGCATTGGCGATTGCTTTTTCAACGGCAATAAACAATCTACGAACGTTGATTCGATCAAATGCACTTGTTTGACCGAGACCAGTCTTGTCACCAAAGAGAACAACACCTTGACCGACTTGCGACATAACTGGGTTAATGTCGGAGCTATATAATTGGTCGCGTTGCGCTTTATTCGGATTGAAGGCCAGTTTAATAACGTTCTTAATAACACCTTTACGGAAACCAGCTGGTGATTCGAAAGGTTCAACGCGAGAAGCGAGACCAGCCATGTCACCATTCAAAGGAACATAACGGTACTTATCGTTGTACTTGTCATAGCGGTACTTGTAACCAGAATCCATGAACCAGTAAGAACTATTTTGAAGTCTGTTACGATAAGCTAGAACATTTGACAGAACTGCGTTTGTTTTGTTTTCGTCGACCACATCAGCCTTAGAAGGTGATAGGAAAGCAATTGCATCCTTACGATTATTAGCAACATTGCTGATAATGTAGTTCGCTAGGGTTGCTGCTTGATCTCCTTTACCCTGAAGAACAAAAGAAACATCAATCTCGTTAGCATTAGAGAAAAGATCGTAACCTGCTGCAAGAGATGCCAAAGTTGCTGTTGTTTCTGTAAGACCGTCAGTCCCTAGAACCATTTGCTCTTTACCAACTGAGGTTGCTTCAAAGTGAGTAGTGTTTGCAACTGCGACCCAAGTAGAACGCTGTTCAATCATATCTGCGTAATAATTTGTTCTACCATCTGGAAGTTTAGCAGTTTCTACGGTTGAAACGTCGATATAGCTTTCAACAATAGTTCCTGTTTCCCCAGTAATATCACCTGTTCTATCAATTACTGCAATGTGATAGTTGCCTGTAGAAGGTTTAGTTGCAAATGTGTTTGAATATTCCCATCTCTTTTCAATTTCTAAGTTGCTTAATGAATTTTCGAACAATGCGTAGTTTGACCCAAAGGTAACATCGTAACGGTACCAGGAAATAAGCTGAGCATCTGTTTCGTCTAGTCCATATTGGTCTAAAGGATTCTCAGCCCAAGATGTAACTACTAGATCTTGGTAACCAACTGAGTCATTACCAATTCTTAATACGTCACCGACGTTTACACCAGTAAGGCGATCAGTGTCTGCTACAAGGATAGAGACACCACTGTCACCATACTCGAAAGTGTCTGCGAATGTATTTGTAATGCTAGTGTTTGGAACTTGTGTGAAGGTTAGTGTATCTCTTGCTGAGCCCTGAGGCATGACATCGAGTACAAAGTTTTCTGAATCGACATATACAACATCGATAGAATTAGCAAATGCACCTGGGTATAGACCTTCGAAAGCACCAAATGTTGTGTTAGCTTCATCGATTTCGCCAATATCAGTGTTGCTCGGTGCTGTGTTTGAATCATATACAACAATATCTTCTGCACCACGAGCTTTCACTGCCCCGTTATCGACACGGACGAGCCAAAGAGCGTTTGCGTATGAAAGATAATCTGCAGCTACGAAGAAAGTCTCGTAGTTATTATCGTCTGGCTTACCAAAACGATCGACTAATTCATTTTCGGAAGAAACTAGAACAGTCTCACCCACCGGACCCCATCTGAAAACACCGGCCATAGCAGCAGGTGGCGTTGCGATGGCTGGTACCGCTGCTGATGCGTCCACTTCTCGAACGATTACAGAAGGACTTACGGAAAAAGCCATATTATTCTCCTTTAATATTATCTATTTAAACCTAGTAGTTTTTAATTTAGCTATCACTATTTTCTATTTATAAAATCAAAGGGTTTATATTTCCCAAGCCCTTCTTATTACTCCGAAGCCGTCTTCATCTGGCAAATCTTCTCCAGTGTCGATAAATCCGAATGGAAGTAAATCCTGTTCGATTTCTTCTTCGGTCTTCTCTCGCAATTTCATCATAGTGTGTATGTCAGTGAGGTCTTTAAAAAACGTTTGGTCGGTTAGCCAAGCAAAAATTACTAGATTCATTACTAAATCATCATGAGAACCAGATTCCGCTTCGTATGAAGATCCCTTTTTCGAAAAACGTGATAACTCTTGTATCGTGTTATAGTCTTGTACTATAAGTTGATTTTGTTCGATCAACATCTTTAATATTGAACAACCAACAGACTTAACACTCTTGGTTGTGCGTATCCCATTGTCTACCTTTTTCCCAAATCCGCTTGATATTCTTTTTCCGTTTCTACCCGCGTTTTCAGTGTAAAGAAGATTCTCATAACCATAGTCCATCAAAAGCACGTCTGAAACTTGTTCGCCGATGTCATTGATTTCGACAAGCACCGCGCCTTCGTTATACATTAGTCCTACTCTATATATAACAGAAGCAAAATCGACTGGACCGATGTAGTTATCCCTGAACACGCATACTTGTTTATAAGGCATATCAGTGACATCAATCACGTTGAATGTAGAATAGTCTAAACCTTTACCTCGTGAAACGTCTACTGTGATAGCGTAGGTGTGTCCTTCTATTGCAGCTTCATACTGTATTAGGCCTTCACGCTCAGCGATCGGTCTTGAATAAGCAAGCTCTTTCAGTTTTGACCCGTCGATAAGTGTACCTGAACTGCCCAAGAAAGAACAGCAATATTCTTGTTTGAATTTTTCTTCATCAAAGTCAAGTGCTTCGAGTGTTTCCTGTTTCCACTTCTCATCTCGACCTGGGACATCATGCCACATTACTTTTGTAAATTCGTAACCGTTAGTACCTTCTTCAGCACCCTTGCATGTTTTCCAAAAATGATTCAAACCATTAGGAGTAGAAGTCATCATGAGCTTAGTAGACTCGCCGGACGAGATCGTAGGATATACCGAAGCGAAGAACTCGTCATAACCTTCGATGAATGCGACCTCATCGAGATATAGGAAGCTGATAGACTTACCACGAATAGCAGAAGAGGATGTTGTACCCGCATAGATCTTACAACCATTCTCAAGTACGATATTAAACTTATTCCATTCTTCAACACCTTGTTGCATCCACTTAGGAAGCGCTTCATATGCGATCTTGACTCGATCGAGTACTTCTTTTGCTGCATCTCCCTTGTTAGCGAGTATAGCAACAGTTTTAAATTCGTTGAAAAGAATATAGTGAAGAATAACTGCAACAGCAGTCGTAGTCTTACCAGACTGACGGGCAGTTAATACAGCAAGACGACGGTTGTTTGTAATTTTTGTTGTGATTTCTTTTTGATAGTCATACATGGCAAAAGGGATGAACCCTTTATCAACGTGTACGATCTTAATGTAATTTTCGGCAAAATAGATCGGATCTTTCAAGCATTTCATATACTCCTTTAGATTCTCAGGAGTAAATTCAATCTGCTCGCCAATCCGTTTTAGATTAGTATTACCAAGATAACCACTACTCATTTTCACCCTTTATCATTTTCAAAAGATCAGCAGTAGACACTATCAGGTTATTGTTAGTAATATTAGTTTCTGCTTTATTTTCTTCTTTAGCGTAACGCTTTTTAGTGGACATTTCAACATAATCTTTGTTGGCATCAAGAAGCGTTTTCATAAGAGTAGAGACAACTTCAAATGCTCGAGGTGATTCAGATTGCTTAGCAATCTCTACCATTTCTTTAATCGAGTCATCACCGAGACTAATAATGTTCTCAATGTTTTTCTTAGCCAGCTCTATATCTTTAAGATTTTCTTCAGCACCACTATCAACAGTAGCGGGTAAATTTGTTTGATCAGCATCAAAAGAATTTGCTGGTAACTGAACATTCATTTCTTCTCTAGCTTCTTCTAGAGGTCTCATGTTTAATACTTCTGCAATCTTATCTTCACTCATTAAAATATTCCATCAATTTAAGGTTGAATTAAGCTGTAGCTCAATGGAACCTCAGTTGCTGTAAAGTTGAATCCCCAGAACAATTCAAAATCAACCGCTGCTGCGTTGTAAGATACAAAGTTGCTGTTAGAAGTTCCGTTAGAGAGTTTGTACTCGACTGTATCTCCAGGAGCAACATCAAATTGAGTACCACCGGTGTTATAAAAATCGACAAACGTATGGCTAATGTGATCATCGGCGCCATTTACAGAAAAAGCGTTCCATGTAGACCATGATCCACCATTAACTCTGCGTGAAATGTATATTAGTCCCACGCCAGCACTACCACCAGTTGTAATTCCACTAATGTCTACTCTTGCTCCTTGAGCATTACTACTAGCAGTTAGCGAAATAATCATATCTACACCATTTACACTAAAGTCTCCATTAGCAAGACTTACTGCGTCATGCGAAGAGTAACCATACTGATAAACAACACCGCCATTATTTCCCGGTTGAACTGCTGTATCTGCAAGAGCGCCTTGAGCACTCGTCGCAGCGTCAGTGATTCCGTAACCCGACAGTGTAGTAGGTGTTCCTGTCAATGAACTAAA